CCATTAGTGCCATAAGCACCACTTGCAGTATTGTATTTCTTAGGAATCCACTGCCCTGTGTCTGAATCTGTTTTACCAAAAGCACTCGCAGCTAAAGCCGTGCCATCAATGAAATGAACTTCAGCCATATATCCTTCATAATTAGTAGAACTACCGCTATTGTAGAGTCTACCCACTCTATGTTCATTTGTTGTGTTGATACCTAATTCGTAATCTTCGTCTGGGTTATTTTTTACAGCAAACGAGGTTTCTTGCTCACCATTTACATAAATTTTAACTCTATCATCAGCCGTTGACTGAGTAGTGTCTATAGTTACTACAATATGATACCAAGCTGCTGGATCACGAAACTGTCTGGTTGTTGTTCTATAGGTTGTTGTATATGCAATATATTCTAATTGATCTACGTCAAACCAAATTAATGCGTAATTATCATTGCTTGTTCCAGAGCCACTATAAGCACCAAAAACATAAGAATTAGTAAAAGAGCCTTTCATCCATGCACTAAACGTCCAAGTTCTGCGATTACTTGCTGATGAAGGAGTGCGTTTAAGGTACGCTTCGTTCCCACGATCAAACATCAGGGACTGGTCTATTTCATAGTCTGTAGCCCCGCTGCCCATCAATATTTTTTTAGCAACACTGCTCATTAACTCATATCCTGTCCAGCGGTAAAGCCGTAGTAAGTTGTCCCACCATCTACTGTGTAGAAGACAAATATGTCTACGTCATCGTCCCCCGTAGAAAGAGTTGGGGCCGTATCACTTGCCCATTTAATACTTGAGTGCCATGTAATTGTTCTAGCAGTAGAGCCTTGGATAATCCTAAGTGTCGCTGCGCTTACTTTCCCACTAGCCGCTGGGTTTGCAAAAGATATTGTCGTATCTTCTGTTAGGTCGTGGCTGAAGTTAGTGCCTAACTGAAGATTCAAGGACACTTCTGCTGAACTAGAAGTGACAGCGGTGTATTCTTCGGATATTCCCGCATCAAACAATACAACCTGATTTTCATCAATGTGAATAGCAGGGGTCGTCCCTACCGTAGAACCAAGACCGATAACCAGATCATCTTCCGAGTCATCAAGCCCTATGTAGAAGTCCTGTGCATTGCCATCGAAGACCAGCTTGCTGTCAACGGCTGCACCATCACCTATCGTTACCGAGTCATCAGTGAGGGTAAGGATACTGTTAGTGCCTACAGTCGAGCCATCACCGATAACCAGCTTATCTGCCGAATCATCCAAGCCAATGTAAAAATCCTTGGCATTACCGTCATAAACAATCTTTGTATCAACCGCTGCGCCATCACCGATAGTCACAGAGTCATCGGTTAAAGTAAGAATGCTGTTGGTGCCTACCGTTGACCCGTCACCGATAACCAGTGTGTCGGCAGAGTCATCCAGACCAATATAGAAATCTTTAGCATTACCATCATAAATGATAGCCGTATCAGCCGCCGCTCCGTCCCCTACCGTAACCGTATCGTCAGTGATTGTCAGAATGTTGTTGGTGCCGACAGTAGAGCCTTCCCCAATAACTAACTTGTCAGCGGAATCGTCCAAGCCGATATAAAAATCTTTAGCGTTGCCATCGTAAACAAGGGCGGTATCAACTGCCGCACCATCGCCCAGCGTAACCGTGTCGTCTGTAATGGTCAGGATACTATTAGTTCCGACAGTAGAGCCTTCACCGATAACAAGCTTATCCGCTGAATCATCCAGACCAACGTAAAAATCTTTAGCGTTACCATCAAAAACCAGCTTAGTATCTTCTGCGGTGGCATCCCCTATAGTTAGGGTGGTTCCTGCAATTGTTAAAGAATCTGTAACAGAGAGGTCAGTCAGGGCATCAACAATAGCCGCACCGGAACCTGCACCATCTGAATAAACAACAGCGGTTCTGCCATTAGCTATCGTGACGTTGTCACCGCTGCCTTGGCTGATAGCAATCGACTGAGAGCCAGAGGTTGCATTTTCTATAATCCAGACCTTCTTTACGGTATTCGGGCCAAGCGTAATGGTACAGGTAGAGTCCAACGTACCCGTGTACTTGAGCATTAACGCCCTACCTTCGTCAGCCGCACCGTCAGCAATGGTCGTTGCGTGGGTATCAGCGTTAGTGGTAATCGCTTCTGTCCCGTAACCCAACGCCTGACCTATTAGCTCTAGGTTAGTATTTGTGCTTGTTCCCCACGTTCCTGACTCATCTCCAGTGGAAATCTCTTTTAGGCGGAGGTTATTGACGTATGTAGCCATGCTTATTCCTCTTAACTTGTCAACAGCAAGCTTATGCTGCTATTTCTGTCCAATTTGGTGTTTGTGATGTGCTAACCGCTGACCAGCTTGGTGTTTGCGATGTGCTTATTTCTGACCAACTAGGTGTTTGAGAAGGATCAATTTGGCTCCAAACAAGAACACCGTTTGTAGATAAAGTAACTCCTTCTCCCGTAACTCCTACCGATACCCCGCCACCAGCAGTTTCTGTTGTGTTTCCTGCTGTTGCAGTGACAGACTCCCCGGTAACAGTAACTGTAACCCCTGAGCCTTGTGTAACAGTGACGCTGCCAACGGCTGAAGTTGCCGCAGACCCAGAAGCCGAAACAGTAATCCCTGAACCTTGGACAACGGTAACCGAGCCAACAGATGCTGCGACACCTGTAAACGCAACATCTTCGCCCCAAGTGCCTTCGCCCCAGCCTTGGGTAATGCTGTCCCAGCCGGAAAAAACAACTTCAACATCTGCCATCAGGCAATCCTGATAATTGCGCTACTCGCATCAGCAGTTGGGAAGGTGATGGTAAAGTCACCGCTAGATGATGACTTGTCAGATCCAAAGTTTAATACTAAAACTGCTCTGTTAGCTGATCCAGCAGCAGTAGAAGAGTTGTAAATTAAAGCTCCTCTTGCGGTAACAGTTGAACTGCTCCAAGTAGTGTCAGCAAAATCAGTCAACGCAGTTGTGCTAGACGTTGTAGGAGTAACATTAGTTAAAGCGTTACCACCTGCACTGTAGCCCGTTCCACTAGCTTCATTTGAAGAGCTATACGCTGTTGTAGAAGCGGCAAGAGTAGCACTGCTTGTATACAAAGCTATTTTAAATGCGTTACCTGATCCAGTAGTCGTGGTCGTCCCGCCACCGCTGCCGCTGGTAAAATTATGTATTCCTTGCAACAATTCTTGTTTAAAGCTGGTGCAAACTGCTTGGGTAATAGCCATTACATTTTCCTCAAAATTTCTGCCATATCGAGATGATTAGCTTGTTCAAGCTCTGCAATCCTGCTTGTATTGTCGCTTTTAATCGCCTCTTCCATGTAATACTTTATGGTGCGAAAGACATCCTCCTTAAAGGCTTTTGCCTGTTCCGCAATAAGTGGATGGCTTTGAGAGCCTACACTGATAATAGTGTTGGTCGCTCTTTCGGCCCAATGGTCTACTGAAAGACCCGCATTGTTTGTCGTAATTACTTGAACGCTACCTGCTTCTGTTTCAGAAAATTCAATCATTAAACTCTCGCTTGTCTTACAGCCCCAGACCTATAGCTATCTGTTGTGTCGTAACCTTCTCCTAGAGCTTTTAGTTTTCCAAGTGCATCTTCATATCTTGCTGCGTAAAGCTGCATTAAATCTGGCTCACCTTTCAAAAAAGTGTAAGCTTCAACTAAGCATCCATAAAGCAAGGTGCTTTCTGCATTGTCTCCAAGCCAACTTGTTCCAGAAGATGCGCTGGTTATAGATTCTGGTTTATAAAAGTAATGAAGCTCTGCCGTTAGGTTCGCATTTGGGGTTGGTGCCAGAATAAAATTCTCTGCATCAAAAAGCGCATAGTATTTTGGTATACCCGTTGTTGAAGAGCTAGGGTAAGCTTCTCGTATAAAATTGACATCTTTAAACATCAAAAACTCATAGCCGCTGTTGTCAACAGCTAAAGAATAGGGAGCTAAAAAGTCCGAAGGGCAGGTTAAATATTTATTGCTGCTCGTTGTTGAGCCAGTAGAGTTTTTCTTAAAATCAGGAAGCTGGACAGATTTTAATATCCTGTCTTCTGCCTGAAGAATAATCGTTGGCAAATTATTGACGAATGTTGTTTCAGTTGTTTCAAGATAATCCTGAAGAGCATTCTTTAGCGTTGTAAATGTCCACGCCATAACTTATTTACCTTTCAGAAAAGCAACAGATTGCTTAACTAAAGCATCTTTGGTTTTTCTTCGGTCTAGCTCTAGACCATGCTTACGCATTGTTTTTTCAAGATCAACCTTGGTCATAGCTTTAAGGTCATCTCTGGAAGGTATTACCAAAGCTTTCTTTACCGATGCTTTTTTTGCGGGGGCAGGCTTTTCCTTTGCAGACGGCTGCATCTCTGCCAGCCTTTTTTCTGCTTGCGCCTTGGTCATTAAGTCAAAAACAACAATGTCATATTCGCCGTATTCGCCGTATTCGCCGTCTTTATGTTTAGTCCCAATCTGGTAAACAGGTTCTCCCGAAGAAAAGTTCCCGTTCTGAAAAACTTCTAACTTTGCCATGACTTTTATTCTCCTTAACTCGTAGTTACGGTCACGTTGCCAGCCTTTGCCTCAATGTCCAGACCAACAGTCACGCTACCAAGTTGTGTAACTCCACCGCCGACAGGGTTCCAAGCGAAAAGCTCACGGCTTTCTTCCTGCGCCCTATCCGGTCTTGGGTCTCTCAACGCTCTTGGGTCATCAACTTTTACTTTGCCTAACTGAAGTTGAGGCTGGTCTGGGTCAACAACATCTTTCCCCACCCTGAACCCGGTGGGGCGTTGATTAACAATTTCCGGCACAAGGTCTTTTAACTTGTACCTGAATCCGGTCATATCACAAATGCCGTAGGCATATTCCCCTTTAGCGAACCTGCTCAAAACTGATAACCTCCGGGCGAGATAAAGAGAGATGCTTTGGTTCTATCGCTATCCGCAGCAATAGTAAACTGCTCCTCGTAATCTGCCTTAAGAGTCGGAGATCTAACAGCAGATTCCGGGTACTTCATGCTTATCTGGTAAGCTAGGCCGGAAACAAGGGAAGGCAAAAATCGTGCAGGGACATCCATATTGTTAGATGCCGGGCTTCCCGTATCCTCTATCCTTTGCATGTAATAGTAAACAAAGGTGTAGGTTTCTTGGTCATCCGGGGAAGGCCAAAGATGAATTGTTATACCTGTTGGCGTTTTTTCAACGTAATACTGAAGTGGTTTACTTTTTGTAAGCTTGTTAGAAAGCTGGGAATAATCGCTAACAGAAATTCTGGTCATTGCCTGATCAAATTGGCTGGTCACGCTACCAGCGTCTGTCCTGACGGATGCCTCTACAATGTCCAAAACATCAGAGCTTAGGGTGTAAGAAGTTGTGCCAGCGGTTAAAGCTTGCGTTGTATTTCTTACCGTCCACAAATTCAGGCCACGGTTCTGCCACTCAAGCATAAGAAGGTTTAAGCTTCTCCTCGCTGTCTTGTAGTCGTATCCGCTCCTTAGCTCCCTGCCTGCCCTTTCAAAAGCCTCTTCCATAGCATCTGCAAGATCGAGGTTAAACGTATATGTACCGCTTGTAGCCATTTACTTTTTCCTCTTCTTTTGCTTTTTACGTTTCCTTGATGGACAACTTTTAATTTCTTTCCCCATCTGCGCTCGACTAATAGCCATATCTACTTCCTTTTAGACTTGGCTCCAGAGCATTTCCATCTTTTGCGAGACAAGTTGTTTGGAGTGTTTGGATCGTTTTGCTTTTTCTTCGGCAGTCTTTTCTTAATGCCCAAAGATCTAGCGCAATAACTATCGCCCTTGCTTGTTCCCGGCTTAACTCTAGGGCCACCGCCCTTGGCCTTGCCAGCTTGGCCGTAGCTAACTTTTTTCCCAGAAGAGGTAACTTTAACTTTTGCCTTGCCTTTCGCAGGTTTCCTGTTAGCCATTACCTGTGCCTCGCTGTCTTTTTTGCCACCCTCTTTGGTTGAGCAGAGTGCTGCTTCCCTTTTTTGGTGTCTTTTCTTTTCTTCTTGGTTGTGGCCGCATACTCTTCTTTAGACAAGGACTTAATAGCATTTGCCGGTAAATATCTTTCACCTGTAGCTTTTGATCCTTGCGTCGATGGCTTACCCGATTTAGTTCGCCATTTCTGCTTAGTCCACTTCTTCAGACTCTTTTGAGATTTTTTTAAAGCCATTAGTCTTTGTACCCACCGCCTGCGTCTTTGTATTTCTTCGCAAGCATTTGAGCTTTTCTAGCTGACCACTGTCCGGGTTTGCCGCCCTTGCCGCCAGATTTAATTTGATTAAAAAGACGTTTTCTTAGGGTAGGCTTTGTATAGTTGCCAGCTTCGTTAACCCTAGACTTTTTCTTTGCCTTGGCTTTTTTCTTAGCTGCCATTAGCCATACCGCTTTCTAACTTGCATAACAATTACATATACATCACCACTGGAATGACCAACAGTTGTAAATTTAACGTCACCTGTTGTCCCAGAGGCTTCTGTGTCTGGTATACCAAAATCTGAAAAGTCTAATGTGTCTGTCCAATCAGCAGCTAACTGCCACGCCAAAACATCCGTTGTTGCATCAAAAAGTATCTTTACGCCCATACCAATGGTTTGGTAATAAATTTTTTCGATTACAACAGACGAACAAGCTTGGTTTGTCATTGGGTCATTCGACAACCCGGACACATCTATCTTGGTCACTGCGCTTTCACCAGTACCATCGCTGACATTGGTAAAGCGAAATATGGCGGTCTTTGCGCCATCTTGAATTGTTTGTGTGGCTACTGCATCAGCCATGTGTATACCTCGCTTCCATAGGTTTATCTGCAACAGAACAGCGGCTGCGAGAACCCCCGCAACCAGCCATTCAATTTACGGTTTAAGCAATTGTTGCTATCGGGGAAGCAAGTGCCTCTGCCTTCCAAGTTGAGTTGGTTCCGTCATCTGCAACGCAAGTCAAAGTAACTCTAGAGTTAACAACCGTAGAGTTAACAAGCGTCAAAGTGTCTCCAGCGACATCACTTGCAGGGTTAGCAGCGGTGCCGCCCATCAAAGAAAGTGCGCCATAGAAATTAGAAACCGCAGAACCCGGAAGGACAAAAGTAACTGTCTTGCCGCTACCAACCGCTGTTGTTACCAAAAACTGATAGGTAGCACCTACATTGGCAGTGGACAAAGCTGGCATATTAACCACGATGTCGCCCGTTCCGTCTATGTTAAACAGAGTACCAGACTGTGAAGTTGTCAGAGTAGTCGTCACATCACTGCCAGTGTTAAGGGTTGAGTTGTCTACGGTAATACGGAAGTTAGGCCGTGTATCGTAAACAGCTTCTACAGTGATTGCGCCTGTGGTGGAATTTTTTGTAATGGACTTGAATCCATTTTCGGAGCGTACTGCCCCGCTAAAAGTAGTATTAGCCATTAGGTTCTCCTGTCTTGGCTAGTGTCGGATGCTCCACATGGAACATCAGTCAGGATAAAAACAAAAGGGGGCCAAAAGGCCCCCAGTTGTT